AGCAGGCAGAAATGATCTTCGCCTTACCGGCAGTGCTGTCGATGTACTGCGCAACGGACGTGTTCAGCGTGGTGGTCGTGACATAGCTGCCCATGTCGGACTTCTTCTGATACGTCCCCGACAGATTGTTGACGATTTTCGCCGTACCTGCCGCGGTGTCAATGTACGCGCCAATCTCCGCGGATAACTCCGTTTTTTGCACATAACTGTCCATATCTGACTGCTTCTGGTACGTCCCGGACACCGCCGAGACGATCTGCGCCGTACCCGCGGCTGTGTCGATATAGGAGCTGATTTCCGTATTCAGCTCCGTCTTTTCCACATAGCCGGATAAATCGTCCTCTTTGAGAAACGTCCCGGAAAGATTGTTGACAATCTGCGCCGTGCCCGCCGCCGTGTCGATGTACGCCCCGATTTCCGCGGATAACTCCGTCTTTTTGGTGTACCCATCAAGGTCAGACGATTCCACATACCGACCGGACAGGGAAGCGACAATGGACGCCTGCCCTGTCTCACTGTTGATGTACGTGTCGATGGCAGCGTCCAATTCATACTTTTTCACAGCGTCCTTTGCCGCTTCCGCCGCCTCTTTTGCAACTTCGGTAGCCTCTTTTGCGGTTCCGACCGCATCATCCGCTTTCCGCTCTGCCTTTTCAAGGCTGCTGATGTACGGGTACTCATCCTCATCGTCCGCGCCGATCTGGTACGCGAGATCCGCGTTGTACGACGCGTTGCACCGGATGTTGGCGGACGCGACCACAAGATTCCGCGTTTTGCCGTTGTCCGTGACCTGGACGGTATCGCCAAGCTCCACACATGGATCAAGGTACACGCCGGATACCGCGTAAGAGTCGTTCGGCACGCCGTACAGCATGCCGCCGCTCTGAGAAAACAGCGCGTCCACGGCTTCCTGCGACGCGTAAGGACAGTTCGCGGTGATTTCCGTCCCATTGTCGGTACCTGCGGAATAGCTCACGCCGTCGCTGCCGCGCAGCGTCATTTTCGTGATCTGCTTCGCGACAGACAGCTTCGTGAAGCCCTTGTAGGCGCTGCCGACAACCTGTTTGGCGGGCAGCGATATGCCCTGTATGGTGATAAGCCGCAGCGCTCCCGCCTCCGTGATGACAAAATTGCCCGCGTGCGCCGCCGCGATACCGGATAGCACATCCATCATCGTAGCCTTGCCGTCCGGCTCTGTCACCCTGTATGCCGTGCCGGTCTTGATCTGCGTCCGGCTGTCCACCGCTACACCCATCGCCGCGGCAATGTCGTTCACCACCGCCGCCATCGTCGCGGGCCAAGCCTTAATCTGCGTCTTGTCCCAGTAGGAGGATCGCGCCTTGAGCATCAGATCCCGGCAGGACAGCGTCAGAATGCCGTTTTGGGACGACCGGGAGGAGATAAAGTAGTGCCCCTGTTCCACCCAGTCCGTCGGATCTGTGCCGTCCGGTGCCGTGAGCCGGCAGTACGCCACAACGGACGCCGCTTTCGGAATGGTGACGTTCGCCTTTTCCCGGAGTACAAGCCGCAGCGTACCGGAGCAGCACACACCGATGCTCAGCCTGTCCGCGAACGCCTTGGAAAGCACAGGCGTACTCTGAATATCCGAGCCGGCGTACGCCACGTTGTTCACGACAAACCGGTATTCCGTTTTGTGCGCCGCGGCGAACCGTTCCGCCCATCCGGTCGGTTTTGTCTGCATTATACCGTTGCCTCCTTTATGGATATGAGTGTGAATTTCACGTTGTCCACCAGTACGTCATTGTCCTTGAACTGCTCCATGGCACTTGAGATCGATGTGTTGTAGAATAGCCGCGTGCATTGTCCGTCTTTGAGATCCGGGTACTGTACCTGTATGCCATCGTCCCCGCCTTGCAAGTCGGATTCCAGCTGCTGCGCGACGGAGAATGGCATAGGTCCGAGCGTAACCGAGAGCTTACGCTGGTGCGACGTAACGTTGGGGTGCATCTCCTCCGCCACGTCGCGTCCTGCGTCCTCATCGTTCGTGTTCTCACGTTCCCAGGACAGCCCGGTTTTCGCCTTGACATATTGGGTGTAATCGTGACCGCCGATTACGAGCTTCGCCCATACTGCCATATTCATATACCTCCAAAGCTGCGTTCTCTGTTTTGCTGGTAAGACGATACCATCTCCGCGATGCTCCCCGCGTCCACGGCGAGTTTTTTGTTGTTCACCGCGCTGAGGATCTGCCGGAGCAAGTACATGACCTCCGTGATAAACTCGTTCTGGTCGGATACCACCGCCTGGAAGCCGTCAGAAAGCGCGCCTGCGTTGTCTGTACCGCCCACGGTGTTTGTCCGCAGACGATAGGGAACGTCCGTCCCGGCAGCCACAGCGGGTATGGATAAGCCGCCGATGGAGGCAAGCGTATCCGCGATCGCTTTCAGGCGGTCAATGAATCCGTCGAGCTTTCCCGCCGCCGCGTCCAAACCGGATACGGTGCCGAGCTGCATGTCTCCCATCTCCGGCGCGTCCAGCTGCATGCCGGCGTTGACGGATTTCGCGAGATTTGATACCGTAGACACCGCCGACTTCTCCCCGGCTTCGATTCCTTTTTCAAGCCCCGCGTCGAGGTACTGACCGATTTCCGCCCATACCTTCGACGGAGACGCGATGCCGAACAGGCTTTTTACCTTACTCGTCAGTGAGTTTGCGAGAGAGGATACAGTGCTTGTCAGCGTGTGCCACGCGTTGGAGATCCCCTGCTTCAGGCCGTTCACAAGATTGGAGCCGATGTCTTTCCAGTCGGTGCGCTTCAGCGTGTTTTTCAGATTCTCCCACTTGGAGGACACATCGCTTTTCAGACCGTTCCACTTGTTCGCCGTGGTGGTCTTGATGGAATCCCACGCGCTGCCGATGGTAGACGTGATCTTGTCCCATTTCGCTTTCGTGTCCGTTTGGATTGTTTCCCAGCCTTTGGAGATCGTCTCCTTAAGTGGTCCGAGCTTTTCCGAGAAAAATCCGGTGATGGATTCCCACGTTTCACGGATCCCGGCGAGCAGCCCTTCCACCAGATAGTCGCCCATCACCATCATTTCCGTGGACGGGGAATGAATGCCGAACGCGTCCTTGAAACCGTTTATAAACGGGTCAAAGATGTTCTCCTTGATCCATTTGCCGACGTTGACAAACGCGTCTCCGATACCAACAAAGAATCCGGCAACCGCGTCACCGCCGCACTGTTCCGTATACTCCGCAAAATACGAAAGCATATCGTCCCACGCGTCCTTGATCAGCCCCCACAGAAACGCCGTCAAGCCGCCGAGCGCCGCGCCAATTCCATCAAACAAGGCTGTCGTAATACCGGACCAGTCAATCGCCGCAATGAACGCCGCCACATCCGAGCCGAGCTTCTGCCAGTCTATTTCTTTGAGCGTGGTGCTGATCCCATTCAGTATGTTGATCAGCGCGTCGGAGAGCTTCTTTCCCGCGCCTGCCCAGTCAATGGCGTTCCACAGTTGCATAAAGCCGGACGCGACATTGCTGCCAAGCGTCACCCAGTCGATACTGTTGATGGCGTCAAAGATCACGTCAATCAGTCCGTCAATGGCGGAACCGATCAGCTTTCCCGCACCATCCCAGTCAAACCCGTTGAGCAGCGTGTCGAGCGCGCCGCCGATGGTCGAGCCGACCGCGTTCCAGTCCACACCGTCGATGAAGTGCTGGAACGCCTCAATAATGCCGTTCAACCCGGTTACAATTGCCTCAGCCGCCTTGTTCCAGTCCACGGTGAAAAAGAAGTTGTTGAAAAACTCCGCCAGGGAGTCGCCGATGGAGGAAAAATCCACCGTCGTGACCAAACCGTAAATGAGGTCAATGACGGCATTCCATCCGTTCGCGAACGTCTGCCCGATCAGGTCCCACTCCACATTACCAAAAAATCCGTTGATTGCTTCACCGATGCCGGAGCCGAGATTTTCAAAGTCGAACGTCGTGAGGAACGTGTTGATGATGTCCGCAACCGCGTTCAGCCCGTCCGCGATCGTTTTGCCGAGCAGCGTCCAGTCAAGCCCATCCACAAGACCGTTGAGAAATTCGCCGATGTTCTGCGCCCATTCCACGCCCTTCGGACGGAATACATTGTTGATCCAGTCGTCGATGGTCTGCATGAGGTGGTTCAGCCCCTCTGCCGCCATTTGCCCGAGTCCGTACCAGTCGCCGTCCGCGATCGCGTCTTTGATCTTCTGGATGACGTCGAGGACATCCTCCGGCACCGCTTCGTCGATGGGTACCTCTTCGTAGAGATCTCCGCCGGCGTCTTTCTTCTTTTTGTCGTCCTTGCTCTCGTCCTGCGTGCCACTGCGCTTGTTCAGCTCATCAAATCCGTATACCTGATTTTTTAATTCCTCCGCGGATTCCGACGCGTCGTCCATGCTTTCGGCATAGCTTTCCGTCTGCTTCTTCGCGACCACCATTGTTTTCTTGCCGGACAGCGACGCAAGCAGCGCGTTGACCTTGACCATCGCGTCGGACATCATAGTAAGCACCCGCGTGATGATCGGCTCAATCTGTTCGAGGATCCCGGCGAACGTGACGGCAATGTTCGCGCCCAGCTCCTTCATCGCGTTTTTCATGTTTGACATCGCGTCGTTAAAGGAGTCGAAGAATTGCGCAAGCCCCGTCATGCTCTCGCGGATGTTCTCCATGAGCATGCTGATAAAGGCGGATTTGACGCGCGAAATGAGCAGCGTTTTCAGGCTGGTGAGCTGCCGGACAAGCCCATTCGCGGATATACCCGCGGATTTGCTGTGCTTTTTGAACAGGTTCAGGTTTCCGATCATGTTCTTCACGCCGGATGCCACCGCTTTTGCCGCCTTGCTGATGCCGGATAACCCCTTTTTCAGACCTGTAAAGGAGATTTTCGCAATGCCGGTGAGGCTCTTTTTCAGTCCCGTAAAGGAGAGCTTCGCGATCCCGACAAGCCCCTTTTTCAGCCCTTCCAGGGATAACCGCGCAAGCTGTCCGGGCAGAGATCTGATCGTCGCGCCAAGCCCCTTCAACTTTTCGATAAACGCCTGTAGGCCGACCGCTTTTGTCGGGAGCGCGTTTGCCTTTTCCGCCAGCGTGTCCAGTTCCGCGGACGCTTTTTGAAATTCCGCTGTGTTGCCGACTTTGACAAAAGCCTCTCCGTCGTCGCGCATGGACTGCGTCGTGCCTATGAAGTCGGAAACCTCCGCTTTTGCCTGTTCTATCTCATAGCGCAAAGCCTGATACACCTTGGAGGATTCACCCACACCAGACGCCGACAACTGGTTCTGCTTGTCGATCAGCTTGTCTAGGTGCGCGTTTGCTTTGGAAAGTCCCACCTGCATGTCTGCGTATTCCGGCGTCGCGACCTGCTGCGTACCGAGAGAGACCATCTGCTCCCGCAGTTCCGCGATCCGCTTTTTCGCCGCGTCCACCTTTACGGTAAAACTCTGGAGCTGCCCGTCGTTTTTGAATCCAAGCTGTGCGCGTTCCGATAGCTTTTCAAGCTGTCCGGAAAGAGAAGCGCAGACCTTTTCCGCTCCGGACAACTCTTTCGGCAGATCCGCGGCGGAGACGCGTCCAAGAGCTACACCAAGCCCCCGCGCCGTCTGTTCCGCTTCTCCCATTACCGCTGCCGCCTGCTCTGTGCTGCCCCGGATACCGTTCATCCCGGTCTCTGTCGCGCTGCTCACCATGTCGACCGATTTTCCCATACCGGAGATCGCGTCGTCCTGTTTGTCCACGGCAGCTGCGGCAACTCCGGCTGTGTCAGCGACGTTTTTCGCGGAGGTGGCAGCCTGTGCGTTTACGGCGGACACATCTTCTCCCGCACCGGTCAGCGCGGCGCAGATCCGCGCGGTGGAATTGCCGATGCCCTGCAGCACAGGAAGAATGCCCTGGAAGGACGACATCATGTTGTCACCGAAATTGTCCACGGCGCCGGTCAGGTCCTTGACTGCCGACAACAGCTTGTCTGAGCCTTTGTCAAAACCGGAATTGTCAAGCTCCGTGTCGATAATGATCGAGCCATCATTCGCCATCGTTTCCACCTCCCTTTGTTTCTGTCTCTGCCTCCGCCATAAGCTCCGCGTATAAAGCCGCCATGTAGTCCTCCGCCTCTTTCTTGCGGTCGACTACAGGCGCAATATCGCACATTTCGCGGTTCGCGTTGTAAAATTCCGTTTCGTATTTCTCCAGCTTCTTGTGCCGCGCCTTTTTCTGCCGGATCGAGACGACAAAGCTGAACAGATCCTCCCGGTCAATGGACTGGTAATATCCAAGGAACGTCCACCAGTGCAGAAATGGTTCTGTACGCACCTCACGTCCGGCTACCTTGTTGACGGCGGCAAAAATGAGCTGCTCATCCTTGTCCCAGTCCACTACCTTCGGCGCATGCTGTTTCTTGCTGCTGGATTTGCCGCATTCGATAAAGGAAAAAGCCGCCTGCACCGCGTCCGCGTACTTGTCTCGCGGCAGGGTATCAAACCGCGGGTACAACCGCCGCAGGAGAACGAACGCCTTTTCGCCATCCGACAATGCCGTATCGTTCAGCGCGTCGATGATCTGAAGCACGTTTCGGAAATCCGGGTTTATATCACAGGATACACCCCCGATGTCAAGTTTCGTCGGCAGCTGCCCCAGCATGCTCCGTTCCTCCTGCCGTGGGCTGTACATCGGCGAGATACTTCGCCATCCGCTTCTTGGACGCGTTCGCTTCTTCCGCAATCGCCTCGGCAATCACGTCTCCCAGCGCGTTCAGCACCCGCTCGCAGAAAAACTGTCCGCCGACAGAGGAGAACGCGTTCCGCTTTGCAAAAATGTCGTCCGCTTCTTCCATGTCGAAAAGCGCGTTGATCCGCGCCTTGAGCTCTGTTTCCACTGCTTTCAGCGTTTCCCAGTCTTTCTCGAAAGCCGCTGTGCCGTCGCTTTGAATATCCAGCTCCTTGAGCGGTTCGACGACGGACGCGAAATCGCGCATGAGCGTGTTGTATCGATCCACGATGGAAAAATCAGCCGGCCGGATATACACATTGCAGATGAGCCGACCGAATTTGTTGTAAAGCGGGATCTCCCTGGTGCCGTCGTCCACAATGCCGCGTAATACTTTTGCCACTGTTGTGCCTCCCTATAAAATGAAAGAGGGCGAATTTCGCATCCGCCCTCCGTGTCTTTCCTGTAAATATTGTGTATCAGCCGCCCGTTTTCGCGGTGATCGTCACCTCGCGGGTCGCGAGCGTGTACGTGACTGTCACCTCCGTCATAGGACCGACGGGGTTTACGGTAAACGGGATCGCAAAGCCGGCAGTGTCGCCGCCTGTGGACTGCGGTACGATGTACGCCTCACGCTGATAGCCGGTGCCGGTGAGTTTGCCGCTCGTGCCTGTCGCGCTGGTGCCGTCGAACACCACCTCCACGAAATAGCCCTTGATGTCGCTGTCGCCGTACTTCTCCTGCACGGCCGCCGCCTTGAGCTTGTCGTACAGAGCGGAATCCTCATCCGCGTAGTACGGATCCACGTTTACCTCCGGCTCGTAGCCGTTGTGCTTAAAGGTTGCCTCCCCAAGGACGTTTTTGGAGGTTTCTGTATCGGGATTCAGCTCCTTGTTCAGGCTGTCGTTGTCCCGGCCGAGTACCTCCCACGCCGTCTTGTCAAAGGAGGCAAAATACATATTTCTGTTTCTGTCAAGTTTAGGCATTCTGTATTTCCTTTCTGCTGTACCATTTTGGTACCACCGTTTCAGCACCACCATTTTGGGACTACTGTTTTGGGCGTTACCGCTTCCAGTGCTACCGTCTCCGGTACGTCATTTTCAGTTGTATCTGGTATTTTGCGCTGTCGCTTCCCACCTCTGCCGGATACGCCGTAAGCGTCGGTACAATGGATTTCACCACGCCGCCCGCGATCTGCGGGAAGTTGTGCGCGTTGTTCTGCGCGATGATCCAGTTTACCACCGCGTCGTAAAAGCCCATGTTCGCGAGATTCTGCTGGATGTCCGCGCCGTAGGATTCCTTGGACGCGAAAATGTAATTGACGGTCTGGATCTCGTTCGGCACGTCCTCGCCAAGCACGTTCTCGTGATAGGCGATCGCGGACGGTACGGCATAGAGCGCATACTCCATCGGATCCGCCGCAAGATAATCGATCCGGAAACGGTTGCCGCTCCGGATCGCCGGACACGTGCGGAACCACGCGCGCAGCGTTTCAAGATTATTGATCTCTGGCAACGCGGTTCGCCTCCTCTATGATGTCCTCCTTGCGGTCCGCTTTCATGCGCTCAAACCAAAAGGAACCCGCCTGCGGATTTTTCTCTTGACTGTATTGCAGCTCTCGTTCGGTCGGGAATTTCTTCTTCGGGGATTTCCATCCGACAATAGCTCCGGTTTCGTCCTTTTGCGGGAAGTTGGGACCATACACCACACCGTAGTACAGGTAATGCGCATACGGCGTGTTATAAATCACCTTGCCGCTTCCGATCGCAGACGCGCCGTATGGACTGCTCTCCAGCACACCGGTATCTTTCGGACAATACGGTTTGCAGTAGTCAATAACCGTCTGGTCAATCTTCCGCTGTACCGCGCCGCCTTTTTCCAGGTGGAATTTCCGCAGCATGTCAGCCGTATCCGGTACCGTAGACCGCAGATGCAGCCGTATCATGCGCCCACCACCTTCCAGTGCGGCGCACGGGGCGCACGTCGGTTGTCCGTTACGCCAAGCACCGTCGCAACCTCCGCGTACGACCGGCGCAGCGCGGCGGGGGAGAGATCCGCCCCATCTGCCACACCGCGGACGATGGTGTCACCGCTGCGGAGCGTGAATGCGTCCGCTGGGGAAGCGGTCGCGTATGTGATCGGATCGACATACGCTTTCCCGCCGAAATCCGCGTCCTCCGGGATCCGAATGGTGAATTTGTCCGCCGCTTTCAGTCCGGAAGCGTCCACAGCCGCGGCGATCTCGCAGTACCATGACGCGCCGGATATAACAGTCGCATAGTACCTGTCGTACCCGGTTTCCGGATCCACCTGCGCGTTGACCACCGTGATCGTTTCCTTGCATAGCTTCATCGGTCTGTCCCCCTGTATAAAAGCGGAACGCCGTTGTCGTCCGCCTCTCCATAGAGGGAAGTGCCGATAACGGCGTTCATGCTCTGTACCGCGTCCTGCGCGCCCATCGCCTTTCCGTAGGATTCAGAATATCCGTCCGTCGAAAAGGACGTGACCACAGGTTTCTCGATCTGTGCCTCCACACCTGCCGCGCCCTCGATGCCGATGAGGGACATCATGCAGAGCTTCACCGCTTCTGGTACCGCGCCCATATTTTGCACACGGGACGCAGTCAGGAGATCGATGCGTTTCCGGCAGCGCAGCTCCAATAGCGTAAAGGCAGGCAGAGGCAAAGTACCGCCATACGCCACGTACTCCTCATAGCTGAGGTATGTCTTGTGCGCCATACTTTCCCTCCAGCCTTACCGACGATCAGCCCAGGGACTTGATCCGGGCGATCGGGATCGTCTTGTGCGCGATGTACTGCTTGTCGCCTGCCTCGTTGGAGTTGACCAGCTCCCAGTTGATACCGAGCGCAAGCTCCTCGTCGGTCGGGGAAAGTCTCGCCATGGACGCTTTCGTGAAGCTGATACCGTAAGGCGCAAAGCACTTGCGCTGCCGGGAGTACAGCGTGTCGCCACCGCCACCCTTTACGGGATCGCGATCCATCTCGTAGGGGACGCGCGCGCCGCAGTCGGTGTATTCGATCGCGCCGTCACCAAGCACATAGGTGGTGTATACGGTGGTAGCGACGCGCGCCACACCCTCCGTGGTGGTAGCCGCGGTCGCCTTAACGGTGCCGGATACCGCGACAGTAGGCTTTGCACCAGTACCGCCCGCAACCTGCGTCAGCGTCACGGCCGCGCCGGAGACAGTAACGGTGAAAATCCCATCGTACTGTGCCGCAAGCACTGTCTTGAGCGCGGACGCCTGATCGGACGCGGAAGCACCGACCGCCAGCGTTTTCTTGGCGGCAGAGGTGGACGCGCCGAATGTATACGCCACACCATCAACGGTCAGAGTATCGCCCGCCACGCCTGCGGTGCCGATGGTGATGGTGTGTACACCCTTAACCGCCGCGGTGGTTTCGGTCTCTACGACAGGCATGGAGTCGTCCACGAGTACGGTTCGACCGTTGAGGGTGCCAATGGAGAGGTCACGGGAAATGCCGTCCTTGTCGGTGTACTTGAGGTAGGCAAGGAGCTTCAGGTTTTCCAGATTGGTCGCCACAGCGGAGTGCATGATAGCGAGAGAGAATTTACCCTTGCCGTCACCGCAGGCGCGCTGCATGGCGGTGTTGAGCGTGGTGCCGTCCATGTGTCCGAGCACATTCTCAGAATTGGTCTTGCCGGTGACGTCGTAGGTGTGCGCCTCGACGAATTTCAGGCCCTCCGCGTCAGACATCTTGAAAATGCCGTTCAGGATGTATACAAGCGTGTCCTGGTCGATGTTGTCCCAGTATTCTGCGACCTGCGCGGCGACCTCCGCGAGAAAGTCCTCGCCGCCGGTGATGTCATAGGCAAAGTCGCGCTCTACCCACGCGTTCATGCGTCCGACGACGACACGGGAGTGCGAGAAGGTGTGCGTCTCCTTCGGAATCATGTCGGTGCTGCCGTCGTAGTTCTGCGCCTCGGAGCCGTCGATCAGGCCGGTGAGCAGCGTGGTGATGTAGTTGCCGCCTGCCTGATCCGCCATAGCAGCCGCGAGATCGGGGCGGGGACGGATGGCTCGGGATTTGATCAGCTCCGTGCGATTGGGATTCGGGAGGCGGTCAACGTAGCCCTTGAATACCTCACCGTTGAAAATCTTGTGGTTGAATACTTCCATACGTGTTTCTCCTTATTCGTATTTAATAGCCATTGTGGGGTTTTCGTTTTTCGCTTTCATCAGCTCCGACAGACTCATCTTCTTGCCATCCGGTTTCGGGGATCCGCCGGGCAGCACAATGGTCGGACTGCCGGGTTTCGCTTCTGGTTCCTCCGTGACAAACGCGCCCGGATCGCTTTCGCGGTACTTCGATACGAAATCGTCATAGCCGAGCAGCGCGTCGCCGTCACGCTTGAAGTTTTTGGCCATTGCCTGACTGATGAAGTCGCGTTTCGCGGACTGGGAGGAGAATTTCAGAGCGCCTGCGCGTTCGCGGATGTCATATTCGTACGCCTGCCGCTCGATCTTCGTCGCCCATTCCTGCTTTTCGCTCTCGTATTTTGTCTGCAAGCCCGCGAGAGCCTGCTGCGCGTCGGAGAGCTTGGACGCGTCCGCCTGTGCCGCCGTCAGCTTGGTTTGGAGATCCGCCATATCGGTGTCCCGCTGCGCAAGCTGTCCCTGCAAGTCCGCGACCTGCTGCGAGAGCGTGCCGGTCTTGTCGTTGTACTTGTCCGCGGAGATGTATCCACCCTCGGACAGATCCACGAGCTTCACGTGCTTCGCCTTGTTCGGCTCCGCCGCGTTCACCGCCTCGATCCGCGCCTTGATCTGCGCGTACAGCTCAGGGGAAAAGATTTCGTCAAGTTTCATTGTTCTGCTCCTGTAACGCCATCGTGAAACCCACGTGGCGGCGGCAGTTTTAACTTCATGCCGGGGAAAGTATAAGTCGCAGTTTAATCGTCATAAGACCATCGGACAAAAATCAAAAAGGACGATAAATGCCCTTGATTCCAGATAGCATCGGGTTGTAACTTGCCGGTAACTTGCAGAAAACGCACGCCGAACAAGAAAAACGGCATAATAAATGCCATATTCAATCCCGCGCTGTGGATTTTAATTTGCCGGTAATTTGCAAAGCCGTATATTCCGCGTCTGCCGACAGGGTATATCCCTGCACAACTCAAATTTTGCCCGTTCATAGGCAGCCTGCGCAATTTCCGCGTGCGTCAGGACTAAGCGGTATCGGCTGATCCAGGACCGTGCCTGCTCGCGCGAATAGCCAAACGACATGAGCAGCTTTATTGCCCGTTTTTTCGTCATGGTTTTCGCTCTCCTCCGTTTGTGTTTTCCGCTTTCAAAGCTGTATGCTCCGGTTCTGTTGCTTCTTGTATACGTCCAGATAGAACATATCCCGCGCGCCGTCATAGGTGATCTCGTAATACATCCCATCCGCGATGGTCGTACCGAGCAGCGCCTTGTTGTTTTTGAGAACCTTGCATACCCACGCGACGAATACGTCTTCTTCGGTGATCCGCATCGCGGCGTGCTGCTCGTTGTAGTAGTCCGCAACGATCCGTTTGCACCTGTCCATAAACGCGCCGTTATCCATGTGCCGCTCCTCCTTCCTCGTAAAGAATCGTCAGCCCATACGCCACAGCCGCCGCGTGGCAAAGGCTCATGTTTTCCAGCGATTTCGCGAGAAAACAGAGCGGGATCTGCACCACGCCGCGCTCCGCCATTTTCTCTGGCCTGTACCATTCGTCCGTGAACAGCGTGTTCACCACCGAATAACCCGCGGACGTGAGCGCCGCGATCGCCTTTTCGCGCGTCTCCCGGATCTCCGCTTTGCTTTTTCCCGCCATAGGCTGCGAAAGCATTGCCCGACGCGTTTCCATTTTGTCTGCCATTGGATATACCCCTTTCGTTATAGCTGTTTCCCTTTGACGGTGATCGCTGTCCGGTTCCGCCGCTCCCGCAGTCCGGATGCTTTGGCGACCGCTGCATACTGTGCCGATACTGCCCGCATTTTTGTGAGCGCACCGCCCGCAAGCTCCTCGTCTCCCGCGATCTGCGCCGCGTACCGGATGTCTTTCTGCCGCCGGATCTCGGTTTCCAGCCGCCGCATAAGCTGTGACGCCTGATAGGTGGTGTAATGCTTGCCGCCGATCACGCACCCCCTGTGGTTTTCCCGGCGATACTGCTCCAGCGTCTCGTCCGTGTACGTTCGGATGCCGGTTTTCGTGTTGAACGGAGAGGCGAAATGCGAACAGTTCCATTCGCGGATTGGCCGGCGGAAGCCCTCGTACCGATGCCCGTCTATGTCGGAAAAGTCCTGTCCGACCTGCATCTTGTCAAACTCCGCACGGAGGAATATGCGTCCCTGTACAGGTTCGTGATCCGGCGCGGACATTTTGTGCGCGGAGATCTCAAAGGCGTCGTCCCCCATCGCGTCCGCGAGCAGAAACGCTGCCTGCTGTTGAAGCTGCAAGGTCGCGTTCGTCACGTTCATCCGCACTGCCGTATCCAGCCGCCGCCTGTGCCCGGATTCGTATTCCACCTGTATTCCGGCACCACCGATCTCAGTGAGTACCCGCCGGATTTCCTCCTGATAACCTGTCCCACCGGCCGCGACTGCCGCGGACGCCACGTCAATGGCCTCTTTGTATTTCCCGTCGATCACCGTTGTGTTGGATAGATTGGTGAGCGCGCCTGCCGTTTGCCGTACCGCTGTGGCGGTGAACCGCATGAGCCGCTCGTTTGCCTCCGGCGGAATGGATTTGTCCGCTATGTATCCCTCCGCGGTAGGTTTGGCATACGCGCTCTCCGCCGCGCGTTCCAGTATCTGTTCCACACCCTGTCTGCCGAGCTTTGTCGCGTCCGCCAGCCGCGTTTTGATCTCGGATACGTTCGCGCCCATCTCCCGCATCACATCCAGCGTGTGGATGTTCGACGGCGTGAGCTCGCCTATCGTTTTGATTTGCTCCGCGATCTTCCGGATATATAGTGTGTTCACCTTGCGGAAAAGCTCCACAACCGTCTCGATCGCCGGGAGAAATTCCTCAAACGGTATCATACCCGCCTCCGTCAGTCAGACATGGTCGGCAGCGCGTCCGCGATCCGTTCCAGCTGTCCTTTCTGGATGTCCTCGATCGCCTTTTTCGCCTGTGCCTGCGTTTCGCCGAGATACCACGCGCGGATCTCCTCCGGGCTGATAACGCCCGCGTTCATGAGCGTGAGCCGTTCGGAGAGCTGCTGCGCGCTGTCCGTGATGATAGAGTCGTCCCATTCAAAGGACACCTCGTAGTCGCCGCGCGGCGCAAGGTTGTAAAGGTCAGCGTATTTGTCCATCACGCGGATCACATCGCGCAGACAGCGTTCCAGCGCCGCCTGGTTGTCCGCGACCGTCGCATAAGTGCGCTGCCCCTGGATTTTTAGCTCCGTCGCCGTCCGTGCCTCCGCATTCGGGTCGGAGATCGTTCCGCGCGACAGCCCGCACAGGTCCTCGATCCGCATGAACATGTTGTTCAGCCCGTTGAAAAGGGAAGTGTCACGGATGGCAGGCGAGAAAATGTGGTAGCTGTCGTCCGTACCGAGATCCACACCGCGGAACAGCCGGTCATTGAGCTTCGGCATTTCCATGCCGCCGGACGCGCCTTTCTTCGGCCGGAGCACGTTCGGATCCACATCGATGGCAAGCTCCGTTCCCTTATACTCCCATTTGATCCGGGAATACTGCTCGTCCGCGTCACGGATCAGCCCGACCGCTTTGTCAAACACAGACGCACCGAGAGGGCAGTCCACGTCCGCAGTGTTCGCCATCGGCACCTTGTACCAGCCGAACAGCTGTCCGCCAGCCGCGCGTACCACTGCCTCCGGTTCCAGATCCGCCCATGCCGGTACATCCGACAGCGGGATCTCCGTGCCGATCGCGTCTTTCACGTGCGACTTGAACGCCCGCTGCGTGATGATAACGTCCTCCCCGTCGAGTCTGTGCCGCTCCAGGCGCGTATAGATCGTGCCGCCGTCCGTGAACGTGTCGCGGAAAATCACGTCCGCTATGTTGCCATCGTCGTCGAACGCGACTGGATACAGCGACCAGTCCATACAGTAGTCGAAATGGAGGTGCCCGTTTTTCGGATACGGCTTGATCACCATGCCGCCGGCCGCGCAGCCCTGCTCCAGGCGCGTGCGCAGATTGTGCATCAGCCGTCCAAACTCCGCCGCAAGGTATTCCGCGCGCGGGTTCGAGAGTGCGTTTCCTGCCGCGTCCTGCCCTACTCCCGTGATGTTCCATTTCATCTCCAGCGTGATCTGCCGCGCCAGTTCCGAGCAGATAAACGACGGCAGATTGAGGGAGTATACCTTGCCGTCCTCCAGCCAGGGAGCAGCGCCGCGGTACATGGCATACCATGTCTCCAGCGCGAGTGCCATTTCATTGGACAGCGGTGTTTCGAGCCGTTCAACCGCTGCGATATTCTTGTATGGAGTCACCTTGTGAAACACCTGCCTTACCATTGTGACCAGTTTTGTGATTACATTACCCGTTCCTCTCACCTCGCTTTCGGTGATACGTCGTCATACCGCACAAACGCTTCTTTCCCAGCATATGTCTTTTTCGCGACGGCATACTCCGTGCCGAGAATCTTGACTGTCATTTACTGCCCCTTTCGTCTCCATACACGCTCCATGGCGTACCGCACCGCGTCGATGGAGTGGTTGTTCGCGTCCGGATAGCCGCTTATAACCTCGTCGTCCGCCGTCCGCTCATATTCGTAATTCTGAAATTCCTGTGCCGTCGCCGGACAGCGTACCGGATCGATCACGATAGCGCGCAGTGATTGCAGCCATTTGATGCCATACCGCACGGAATCCGGACCCTTGACAGCCGGCCGGCAGAACGCGCCGTACTCGCGATAGTCTCCCACGCTCTTCGGCTCCGCGCTATCCGCAGTGATGAGATCGTCACCGGTGACGCCCTTTGTCGTTTGCAGCACGTACCACGTTGCCTGGTTGCTCTCCTTGTTCGCACGGTACTCGTCGAAAATGTACAGCGTCAGCCGCGCGGCGTCATAGTGCATCTTTGCCCAGTGGAACGGATCGGGGTACCAGCCCCAGTCGATGCCCATGTAAATCTGGTCGAATGACTGAACCATATCGTCCGGGATCTCCCGGATGTCGAGATTGTCAAATACCTCGCCGCCCGTGCCGATCGCTTCACCGAGATACTCATGCGCATATGCGCGCGGATTTGTCTCCTTGAGAAATTCTGCGTCGTCGAGAAACTGCTGTCCGAGCCATTCCGGCGGAACGTCCGTATAGCACGACTTGTGCCGCAGCGCGTCCTTACGCGGCGTCAACACATACTGGTTCGCCCAATTCGATTTGCTGATAGGCGGGTTGAACGACTTGAAAACGGTGAATTTCGTCCCGCCGCGGAGCACGGACTGCTGTACGGAGCGGATCTCTTCCTCACCGGAAAACTCGTCAAGCTCCTCAAACCACAGGTACTTGAAATACCCGCGCGCGATCTTGATCGACTTTGTTTTCTTCGCCTTGTCCAAGCCGCGGAACCGGATGACCTGTCCCGTCGGCAGATACGTAAAGCTGTGCGGACTCGTCCGTTCTTTCCAGAGGTGCCGCACGCCCAGAGCCTCAATACTCCATAGGATCTGCTCGTATACGCTGCTGCCGATCGTGTTGCCGACTTTGCGGTACACCATGGCATTGGCAAGCGGATCGGACATAATGCCGAGTACGATCTCCGTGCCAATGAAGGACGACTTTGTGGAGCCGCGTCCGCCGAACAGATCATAGTACGTGTGGCCGCCCTCGATCACATCCCAGTGTACGGAATAAAAAGCAGGCGCAATAATGTCCGTCAGCCGGACACGTACCGCGTCTGCATTTACCGCCCTATTTCTTTCTTCCGCGCGCTCCCGTCGCAGTATCTCTATCTCCCGCAGCACACGTGGGTTTTGGAGATTTTTCCGTGCAAAGGTTTCTACGTTTTCTTTTCTGTACCCGGCCAAAACCGCTGCTTTCTGCGCGTTTTCGGTCTCCACGTAGTACTTGATAAACAGATTCTGCTGATTGGATAGTCCCCGTGCCATGTCCTCACTCCTTCGGAATGTCATTGACGATGGTCACGAGACTGCCCGCGTGCGCGTCTGTCCGTTCGACATATCCGCCCTGTTCCATGAGCATTTCAAACGCGCTGATACCGCCCTCGCGCATGTTCCGGACCTGCTGGAGCACGCCGAGCGTGAGATTGTCGATCTTCTCCTTGCTGATTCCCATGCGGATAAGCAGCGCGTCCTCTTCCGCGGTCAGCTCCGGCTGCGCGTCCATGATCTTGCGGATGATGGATTTGAGCGTCTTTTCCTCCTCCCGTTTCGCCGCGTTTGCCCGTCCGCCTTTGGATCGAATCGCGAACGCTTCCTCCGGAGAGAGATCTCTCAGGGAGCGCAGCCCTGACGTATTTCGGTTCTCCTGTTTCTTTTTCGGCAAGGCTTATCACCCCCTCTGTACGAAAAACTGCATAGGAAAAGCCCCCACCCGCTTTGTGCTTCGGTGAAGGCTTGCCCGTGCCATATGATTACTTGCCGGATTTCTTTGCTGCCCCTTTCGTTTTCGCGGGTGCTTTCTCCGCGTTTTGGATGCTTTTGCGCATCTTGCTCAGCGTTTTGTCGAGTGTGCGATCGGGTTCCATCCCGCCACACGCGTACATATCCTTGCCGGAATCCGAATTGCCATTTTTCTTCTTTGCCGTTGCCATCTCTACTTTCTCCTCTCAAGCGTGTATGTATAGTTATACTGCGTCTGCCCATCCAGGAGGGCATTGTGCGAATTTACAAGAAACCTGTTGAATGCGTCGTGGGTATCCTTGGTATATCTGTCGTAGAGGTCACGCATCTCTTTTGCCGTTTTGGCATTACGATACTCTGCATTGAGCTTATTGCCGAGTGCCTGCATTTCCGCGTTATAGGCGGAGCGCAGCTGATTGTTCACAGAGTGCGCGTGCTGCATGAAACCCTGCGCATCAAAACCGGCTTGTTTCGTGAAGCTGTAGGTTCCCTCCGCGGCGGTAGCGCGTATCGTGTTTATTTTTCGGTTTGCGACAAGACGCAGATCGGCAAGTGAGAATGTTCCACCGATCAGACCCGCCTCCGTTCCGGAACGCGGATGGTTGTGCGTCACAACGCCCTCCGCTTCTGCCGTGTCATAGGGTACGATCACGTGTCCCTTGCTGCCTCGTTTCTCCGCCAGTACATTGCCGTCCTTGTCAATGACGCGGGAAAACTCAATTTTCGCCTTGTATCGCTTGTTTTCAAATTCGTCGATTGCCTTTCGACGGTCTCCGGAAATATAGGAGTCCTTCTCACCATACTTCAGCGGAAAAGCCGACAGGTCAATAGTGGTGCCGTCGTCAAGCGATACCGACGTAACGCTTCGGTCGGCGGCAGACCTGTTCGGCGGTTTTGGATTCAGACCGCTGTTTCCGCGTCCCATACCATTGTATCACCTTTCTTTGTGCGTGTCAACACGTTTAGATTGCTCTCGCCACTTTTTCGTGACAAAAGATTGGATTTGTATAATATTTCCCGTGCATCCGTCCGGTACGTCGCCATGCAGGAAGATCGTGGAAGGCCGCAGCCGCGCGAGCATCTCCCTGTAGCCGTCGAGAAACAGCGCGCGCATTCGTGTGGTCGTCTGCATTCCGATGCTGGAAACAGCGACGCAGCCGCCAACGGGTTCACCGTCAAAGCAGAAATCGTAGCTGTCATGATCTGCCCAGTTGATCGTCGGAATCACTGTGACACCCGAATCCTGCCAGTACCGGGCCAGCCAGTGCTTGCGGTAGTGATTGTATATCTGGATCGCCCGTGGGAAATCCAGATACAGGCTGAAATCCGGAGCGCATACGCATTGGAATTGCAAAAGCCGCGGGACATAGGCTTCCGGCGCAGACCAGCACCGCAGAAACTGATAGTCGTCGACAAAGAAATGCACTCCGTGCGACATGGGCTCCTTGCAGGTGAGCGCAAAGTTAAAGCCGATCCAGTTGTCCACGGAAACGTCTTTCACAGGCAGTATTTCCGGGATCTGATAGTCCCCGACACCGGCATATATCATCCGTTGCAGATTTTCATAACTGCGCTGCGCCCTGTACACACCCGAAACCTCCACTGTAAAAAATAAACAGAGCCGCACGGAAGCCGGGCTCTGCAAAGAATTTGTGCAGACAGGAACGCGGGACGCTTTTTGTAAACCACGGCCGCATTCGCCGTCTGCACATTTTCACGGTACCATTATACCACAGACATTCGGGACAAAGGGGGACAGCTTTTGCCTTATCCCAACTTTTCCGCCTCATTCGTCCGCGCAAGGTACCGGTAGCAAACCTTTTTCACGCTGTCCTCCGCCATACCGCCGTTGCCGACCACACAGGCAGTCTGCCGCCAGGACATGCCCTCGCAGAACCTGCATTGGAAGATCTGCCGCGTGAGGCTGTCCGGGATTTCCGCTATGTACCGCTCCAGACGGTTTCGCTCATGAATGCACTGGAGCTGCTTCGCCGCAATGATCGCTTCCAGATCCAGCATTTCCGCCACATACCGGCTCACCTTGTCCTGTACCCCCGGCGTGTGCGGCATGCCGGACGGATGCGGAGACGAGATCGACGTGACCGCCGCCTCCAGATCGGCAAGCCGGCGTTTGTCCGCCTCGATCTCCCGGTTCAGGTAGTATAGCTGTGACAGTTCCTTGATCGTCATGCGTCCTCCCTCGCTTTCTGTATTCTCGCTTTGAGCGCTTGCATGAGGCTTTCCTGCGTGTCCTCTTTACGATCCAGTGCCCGGATCACGTCCTCGTCCACACCGCCTTTCACCACCAGATGATGCACAATGACCGGACAGGTCTGCCCCTGCCTGTGCAGCCGCTTGTTCGTCTGCTGATACAGCTCCAGCGACCACGTCAAACCAAACCAGATCACATGATGTCCGCCGCGCTGGAGATTGAGCCCATACCCGCAGCTCGCAGGCTGCACAAGTAAGAGATCGATCTCTCCGCGGTTCCACGCCTCCTCTTCGTCCTTACCATGGTAAACCCGGACGTTCAGACCGAGAGGACGCAGGGCAGTGAGGATCCGTTCCAGATCGTGCTTGAAATTATAGCAGATGAGCGCGTGCTGCCCGCCAAGCTGCTCCACGGTTTCCAAAAGGGCTTCCAGCTTGCAGCCGTGGACCTCCGTCACCTCACCGTTTTCGTTGTAGACGGCACCATTGCAGAGCTGCAACAGCTTGTTCGACAAAACCGCAGCCGTTCCCGCCGTCACGATCTCATCCTCCGATACCTGCAAAAGCGCGTCTCGTTCTAACTGCCGGTACGCTTTCTGCGACGCCGCGTCAAGGACGATCGGCACATCCTCGTACATAAGCTCCGGCAGCGCGAGATAGTCTTCCGCTTTCATGCTGACACAGATGTCACCGATCGCCGCATAGATCGCCTCCTCCGCGCCATCGCGTGGCGCATAGGAGAAGATCGTCGTCTGATTGCGCTTGTCCGGCACAAAGAACGCGTCTCGGTACGCGCTGATCGTCCGCCCAAGCCGCGTGCCGCGATCCAGTAAATATACCTGCGCCCACAGATCCATAAGACTGCGGGAGCAGGGAGTACCTGTCAGCGCAACCATCCGACTGATTTTCCCACGTACCATCTTGAGCGACTTGAACCGCTTCGCCTGATGGTTCTTGAAGCTCGACGACTCGTCAATGACCACCATGTCAAAGGGCCACCGCTGCCCATAGTACTCCACAAGCCAGCTCACATTCTCCCGGTTGATGACGTACACATCCGCGTCGACCTCCAGAGCAGCTACACGCTTCTGCGCCGAACCAAGCACAAGAGAGAACGTCAGATCGCAAAACTGCCGCCACATTGCCGCTTCGCTGACCCACGTTGCTTCCGCAACCTTCTTCGGTGCGATGATCAGCACTTTGTACACGCACCATCTGTAATACTTCAGCTCCTTGATCGCGCTGAGCGTGATCGCCGTCTTGCCAAGCCCCATGTCCAGAAACAGCCCAAGCGCCGGATCCTGTACGATCCTGTCCGAACAGTATTTCTGGTATGGGTACGGCTTATAGTCCCGCATTCCGCATTTCCTCCCTGCATCTTTCCACAACCTCGTCAATCCGTTCATCACTGTCTACGGCGGAGAACACGTCAAACCCCAGACGGCGAAGTACCGACTGCACATACCGCTGTCTCTCGCGCTCCACCTTTCCGGGCTGCTTCAGCTCCACGAAAATCACATGACCGCCGGGGAGCAGTATGATCCTGTCCGGTACACCCGTGTATCCAGGACTGACAAATTTCAGACAGACCGCGCCGCAGCCTAACGCCCTGATTTTCCGCCGCAGCTTGTTTTCATAATAGTTTTCCCGCATAAAACCCCCGTTTGTAACAAAATCCGAAAATTCCTATATAATACGCGTGGGTAAGGCGTTTATAGGCGTACATTCTCGCGTGCGCCTATAAATCCTTAATATATAGGTATATTAGGGGAAAAAACCATAACTTGTTACATCATTACGGTTTTCTTTGGTTTCCCTCGGTTTTGTTATTGGCTTTTCTTTGCTCTGCCTTTGTTTTCTTGTGTTTTTTCCTGTAACGGATTTTGTAACCGCGCTGTAACACGTTACAGAATGAATTAGTTGCTCTCGTAAACTTTGTAACGCGTTACGCCTCCGTTGCACGATTTCGTAACGTGTTACACCCCTCTTTTTACGCATTGGAACCCCTGAAAACAAATCCGCGCTGGGTACTGTACGGGCCAAAACGCATGGATTTTTCCGCGCGTTCCCATCCCGGCAGACCCGCAAGGATTGCGCTGATCTCCCGCGTGTCCGCGGTTTTGATGTCCCGCATGTTTCCGCCGAACAGCTCGCACCAGATCTCCATTACGCACACACGATCCCGCGGCAGAAGCACCATGCTGCTGTCGGTCGGCGCGTGAACCGTGCCTGCCCAGAAGTCGCGACGCCTGTCGATGGACCAGCGCGCCCAGTCGGATGGTACGGGTCTACCCACAAATTCCTGCACCAGTCCTTCGCGACCGGAAACCTCACGATGCTCCTCTTGTTTGCACAGCGCCATCTCCGCCGCCTCACCAGTGAGGAACAGTTCCTCTCCAAGCTGCCAGCGTGTTTTCGCTTCCGCCCAGATCTGATCAACGTCCGCGTCCGCCATGCGGAATACGTCTTTCGTAGGTTCGCGGATGCCGATGTCCACGGGCCAGAACCGCCGGTTGCCTGTGCTGTCCTGAAGAAACGCAAAGTTGTTGCAGGTACCAAAGAATACACAGGAGCGGGGAAGCTCACGGACATGCCTGCCGTACGCCGCACGGTATCGGTCGGCACGGAGCGAGAGAAACTGCTTGATCCGGCTGATGTCTGACTTGCGGAACGCGTCCAGCTCCGCGATTTCCACGAGCCATACTCCTTGTAGTAGCTCGCTCGCCTCCTTGCCCTCAAACGTCGATATGCTGTCGTTGTACCACCCGCGGGACATCTTGTCGAGTATCGTACTTTTGCCGGCCCCCTGCCTGCCGCAGAGAATCAGCATGTTGTCGAATTTCACCCCCGGTGTCATTGCGCGCGCCACCGCGGCGGTGAAGGACTTGCGTGTCACCGCCCGGTTGTACGCGTTGTCCTCCGCACCAAGATAGTCGATGAATAGAGCGTCCAGCCGCTCCACACCGTCCCAGTCAAGCCCACGGAGGTAGTCCTGCACGTCGTTGAAAGCGTGGAGGGCAGCGTGAATGTCCAGCGCGGAGTCAATATTACCACGCCCCGTAATGCCCCACGCGCGTTCCATGTACCAGTATAACCCGTTGCTGTCCGTGTCGCTCCAGAGCCGCCGTTTCGTGTCCGTGGACCAGGGAAGCGCGTCAAGTACCTCACCGCGTCCGGCGAATTGGTTGAGCGCGAACCTGCCTTTCAGCCGCGGATCGCCGTTCAGGATCAGCAGATTGTTGTTGATCGTCGACTTGATAGCCCCTGACTGCGTTCGCTCCAATTCGTCCATCCAGTTATCCGCAGAGGCGGCGCCGGACACGGACGTGTGCACGCCCTGGTCGGCTACACATTCGCCGCCATCCTCACCCGCCGTTTTTCCTCCGCCCGCGATTCCCGCGAAATCGTTCTCCACAGCCGCGAGCTGCTCCCGGTTGATCGTGGCGCATACGGCGCGGTCTCCGAGTGCCAGCGTACACATCGCCGCGTACGACGGCAGCTTACCGACGGGCACATCCGGCGTCGCGTTGTCGTCCAGATCGCCGAATTTGTGCAACCGCACGAGATCGAACGCGTTGACAAGACGTCCGCTGCAAGGATCTGTCGCGTGGTGGCTGTAGAGGAACTTGCCACCATCATAGACAATCGCGCCGCCCGTCGTCGAACCACCAAGATACGTGAACCGTTCCGGATCCCCCGCGACCGGATCATAGATACGCGGCAGATACTTCTCCATCGCCGCGTATACGTCATAAGTGCGGCAGAACGCGCCGACAGTCCCGTTTTTCTCCGTCGGATCGCCTTGCTTCATTGCCAGCTTCTTATAGCTTACTGCGTTCGGCACCTGTGGCCAGGAGAGGAAGTCGTGCCAGTCCGCGTAGGTCTCAAGCAGAAAATCCGCGGAGAGAAACGGCGCGTCCTTGTACCGATAGACCGCCTCGCTGTCCGCGCAGCAGGAGGGCCAGAACATCAGCCGGTGAGACTGGAACGTCGTCGGATCCGCCATGCCGATGCCGATAAACGCCGCCACACGCCGCGCGCACGGTTCGTATTCATCCGGCGTGACTGTCCGGTCAAGCGGCAGGATTACCCGCAGACGCGGCGCGTCGGGACTGTGCTTGCGCGTGCTGTAAATACAGTAGCTGCACAAAAGCTCCTCCGCCTTACTTACCACCAGCTTCGTCTGCCAGCCGGGGACATTATCGAAGTCTAAGGTGATAAGGTCGCGTCCGACGACGTTTTCCGCTTTCCGTCGCAGTCCGCGCAACGATCCGCCCACAAAACCGCCGACGTCCTTGAGATCGTCCTGCTTCGCTTTCGGCAGCTTCCGGTATGCGTCCAGGGTCTCCGCGCCGCGAACGGATACGCCAAGCCTGTCATAGAGAGCGGATACCGTCATCGTTGTCTGGACCCACGCGGTGTCTCTGCGGCTGTTGCCTACGGATAGGGTGATCTGCCTGTCATGCGTCAATGTCATTACCCGCAGCCTCCCCGCCTGCTGTTTCCAACCGCTCTTTCCAGCGTGCCAGCTTCCGCGCCTCGATGGTCTCAGAGGGCAGTCTCGTGCCGATCGCAGCCTCCGCCACGGAAACACAGAGCAGTACGTCGCTGACCTCCTCACGCAGAGCCGATACCGCGTCCGCCATGGAAACCGGAGTCGGATTCACACCGCGCCAGATCCGCGCGAGCTTCAGCGCGGCATGCGTCAATTCTGCGGATTCCTCCGCAAGTTGATCGAGTGCAGCTGCCGCCCCGATCCGCACCGCAATATCCTGTTTTTCCTGCATCATTTTTTGAACTCCCTCCTTGTTTTGACGTCGCGTACCACAATGCGCCCGATCAGCTCAAACCCCGCAAGCGCGATGATGGATTTGAGTGTCTTGATCAGCACGTTCGCCCGCTTCTCGGTTTCCGTCTCCTGCCGGACGATCGGAACCAGCGCGGCATACGCCGTGGGATCCGCATAGCCTTCACCGTTTTTCCGTAGATCCGCCATACAACCTCCTATTCTATTTCGGATTTGCAATATCCGCGAAATCCTCCTCCGCGGACGCGCGCCGGAAGCATAACTCCGGATGGTTCTTGCAGCATGCCGGACAAATGTCCATCCAGCCTCGTGCGGGATGCCGGATGCTCTTCCAGCCGCACGCGCTTTTTATCTCCCGCAGGACACGCACATCGCAGATGTCCATCATGCAATTCGCTCCCAAAAGACGATCTCCGCATACATCGCAAAGAATGTCGCATGTGCTCTCTCCGCGGTAGTCGTCATAAGGGAGATAATTCACCTGAAGCATCGCCGCTTACCTCCTCTTTCTGTTTCGGATACACAATATCCGCGAAATCCTCCTTCGCGGACGCACGCCGGAAACGGCATTGCGCCCGGTATTCGTTCACCGTCTCCACAACGAGCTTTGTAAGCAGGCCCTCGATTGCAACCTCCGCGATTCCGGGATAACCGCGCACCTCACGGGCGCTGTACTGCGCCTGCCGCATTTTCCATTGCCCGTTTTCGTCGACTATGTCAAACCCCACGATTTTCGTAAGCTCGTGCGTGGAAAAGGGATCCGTCCCATGGATCGGAATGAAAAATCTCATCTTTCCCTCGTCCGATAAGCACGGACCCAGTATCCGGATTTTGCCATCTGAGATAAAACTTCCGTCTATAAAATCGGACGCCAAACGTACGTTTCTATTTCCGAAAAGCATCGCCGTTCGCCTCCTTTTCCAGCCTGTCCAGGGTTCCGTCCAGATACAGCCCCATCGCCTCAATCACGATCACGTTTATCACCGCGTCCATCTCCGCAAAGGATATGTCCGCGGGCTTGTCCTTTCGCTGTCCCGCCGTCTTCTGCGTAAGGAGCCGCCGTAGCATTTCGCAGTGCTCCCGCAGACACGGCACATTCGCCCGCTGTCCGCCCATTTGCAGAAACGCCCACATTGCATCCAGCGCGTCCCGTCGAATATCCATCATCTCGCACCTCCCATGTATGCCCGCAGCTTCTCCAGCGCCTGCTTGCGTATCCGGCTGACATACGCCTGCTGCGTCCCAAGCACCCGCGCGATCTCCCGCTGCGTCATTGGCGGATCGCGCAGGAACTGCGCCTCAATAACATACCGTTCCCGCGGTTTCAGCCGTCCAATCGCCCGTAACAAAGCGTCCCGCAGCGCCATCTCCGCAAACGCGTCCGTCGGATCTTCCAGCGTGTCCGCCAGTACCAGATCTGTTCCCGGTATTGGGTCCTCCAGGGATTCCGCGTCAACGCCCTTTTTCCGAAACTGCATCCATATCCGCTTTTCCATGCAGCATACGGCAAACGTGGAGAACGCAAAACCCTTACCCGGATCATACCGCGCCGCCGCCAGCACCAGACCCTCATACGCCACCTGCAACAGATCGTCGTACTCCAATCCAGATGGTATGTACTTTTTGGCGACATATTTCGCAAGAGCCAGATTGTCCGTCACCAGTTTTTCGTCATACATCCCGCATCCACGCCCCACATTCCGGACAGTACCGCCCGCCGCGGCTTTCCACCCGACATTTGCTGCACACGTACCCATCTCCGTGCCGGATCCAGCGCCCGCAGGCCACAGCGGCTACACGAGCAGGTGGTATGGACAGGATGGCGCGGCGTACGACCGCCGGCAGAAATACTCTTGCCAAAAGCTCCCGCAGCAGCACGTCACGATCTATGTACACAGCCATGTTCCACCACCACCTCCTCCTGATGCACATTCCAGCTTCTCTTCCTGTTCACGACCCGCCGTATCCCCGCGTTCCGGAGCATCCGCGCGCGGGAAGCGGACAGCATCGCGTTCTGCTCCGCGTGTACGGCAAGGCATTTTTCGCACTGCTCACCGTGCGGAATACCGATCTGCATCCGAAAACAGATTCCCGCCGCCATGCAGTCTACAAATCCGCGCGCCGCTCCGTTGTATCCGGTCGACACGATCTCGTCATGCCGTACAATGACCGCTCCGTATTGCCGCCTGAGACAGGTGGAGCGTTTCGCAACCGCCCGCGCGATTTCCAGATAATACGCGTCCTTGCTAAGCCGCATGTTTCCATACCTCACTTTCCCGCTTTCCGCATCGTCTCCGCGCTCCGCTGTATGCCCACCCATTCCCGCGAAAACCATTCCCGCCAGGCCGCGCACATGCAGGTACGTTGGTCCGCCGCAGGACATCCCGCACACGGATACCGCTGCTTTTTCGCCTCCGCCAGCCATCGTATCGCAGACAAGACATCCTTCGTGTCATCGTTCATGCCCGTAAAGACTCCCTATCTTTTGTACCAGTCGCCGATTTTGTATCTATCGTATTCGTCCTCCGTCACCGAGAACGTGTACTGAACCGATCGGCCATTCTTTTCTCCCGCAACGGTGAAACGGTAGGCGGCGGAATGATATACATCGTCGATGAAGTACGCTTGCGTATATTGCTTGTCCACAATATATCCCGCAGGAACGCTGTGCGTCTCGTTGACCACCATTCCCACAACGGCTGCTCCGATCAGAAAAATCACGACGCAAACAATAAATATGCCTGTGATTTCAGTGATGCTGAATTTCAACCTCATACCTCCTCCCTTAGTTGATCCATCTTACAACGGTGTCCCCGCGGTAACCCTTTACCCATATGTACCAGGCATAACAGATCGCGTTCGATTTGCTGTATTTTGCAAAGTCGCCGTTCATCGCGCACCGCAGCCGCCCGGAACTGACATAAATGGTTTTGGGTGGGTACCTCTCAAACAGCTCCCGCCGGGACTTGCCCTCCAGAAACTGTATTTTGAGAAACATCGCGACCTTGCAGCCATCGTCTGAGATGTCGAGCGCGTGTTCCACAAACTCTTTCGCAAGGGAATACGGTGGGTTCGTAACGATGTCCATGCCCGGAATGGGGGGTAACGGTCGCCAGAAAATCAAGTTTTTCTCCGCATCCCCGATCGATGAGATCCGAAGCGTATACCATGTATCCCGCCTTTTCAAACTCTCTTACAAGATGACCCTCCCCGCAGGCGCATTCCCATATGAACGGCGCAAAAGTTTCCACACCGAGTAAGAGCGCGGCGGCTTTCGGCTCCGTAGCATAGTAGTCGTGCGTCTCCCGTTCGTTTTGCGCATAATTCCGCGCACCGAGAATCGCATGTGCGGAGCGGCTGTTTCCGGTCCAGTCTTTCATCCCGCGTCCACCTCGCAACCCGGACAAACCTGCCGTCCCTCCGGGATCACCTCGCCACACGCTATACACGTATCCGCGTTTCCGGCTCCCGCGTCCCGTACAGTGATCTCCCCGCCACAGGCCGCGTATCCGGCAATGTCGATAAACGTGTCCGCTTTCTGCTCCGCCGCCGTGATGGCGCGCGCTACCTTAAACTCCACAAGCATTAAAGCCACATCCGCCGCCGTGACCGACACAGGGAACCCTTTCGCCCGCAGGTGGCTTTCCCACATTTCGGCGATCAGGCGGAAGTTGTCCTCCGGCTCTCCGTATTGCCGGTTGCGATCCGTACAGACGCATACCCGCGCCGCCTCCAGAATTTCCTCTCGTTTCATAAGATCCCTCCCACATAAATAGACGCCAACAGAATGGCTGCGGTCACGCTCCCCACGCTGAGAAACATCCCCGACCGGGAATCCCTGCAACCGATCCCGGAGAGATAGAAGAGCAGCATAATGAGAAACAGCGTGACCTGAAAGATAATGAGCGTGATCCGCGTCATACAGCACCTCTCCGTTCACGGTCGCGTATCATCCAACCCGGAAGTTTCCGGCTCGTGCTGTAACTGAAGCTGACAGAGGTTTCCAACGCGAACTCCCTGCCGCATTCCGGACAGTCAATGACATGCGTGCCGTCTTCATACGCTTCGGGTGTATCCGCGTCGCACGCAAGAATCACACCGCACCAGGGACAATAGATTTCATCCTCGCAGCTCGTATCGCGACCTTCCTGGATGTCTTGCAGCACATCCTTCATGTGCTGTTTTTTCTTGCAGACATAGCACTCGTCTTCCCAAGAGAACATTTCAGCAACTTTGCCGCAGATTTTACACGGTTTTTTCATAATTCGTCTCCATATTCATTTTTTCCGTCTTCGCGCCGCAGCTCGGGCGAAAGTCTTTTTTGTACGTTTCACAGCTGTAGTAGGCTGAACATATCTATCTCTGTGACCACGCTTGTCCCCTTCTGCCTGCCGCAGTATCCAGATCATATCTGAAACCGACACATACTCATAATCGTTTCCGTCGCAGCACCATGAAGCCCATTGCGACATCCCGCTCAAATCCTCGTATCTCGACATATCGTCACTTTCCTCCAAAATGGTATTTTGTTACAGCTATCGGAAACTCTTCAATTTCAGATGCCCACAAGCATGCGCCGGCACCGTTTAGCTGCTCCCAAATCAACGGGAATCCGCCGATCCCGTCAAACAGACTTGCCATCGTCCAGTCACCACCGCAACAAAGGGACAGCTTTTGCAGGACATACCGCCACGGCGGCAGCGCGATACTGTTGCCAAGCGCCTTGTACCGCGCCGCGTCCGTGCTTTCCTTGTGCGTTTTTCCGCGCGAATCCGTCCACGCGCCAATGTCCGTCCAAAAGTCAGGATACCCTTGCAGCCGTTCACACTCCAGCGGCGTTAGCCGTCGTATGCAGTGCTTCTGCCGTACCACATTCTGCATGTTGCAGCTGTACCCGCCGTTCGATTTCGCTTGAAGCGTCCCGTTCACCTCTGTGTTTTCCGTCCCGTGGTGACAGTCTACTGCGGCGCACAATACCGCCTGTTGGTCATGCACACACGTGAGTGCCCCCGCTTTGTCGGACAGACGGAGCTGGTTCGCCTGCCCGTTCCCGATGCAGACCGCATGACGGTCAATGGTGTTGAGAGTGTAACTCACATCCTCCGTCCATCCCTTTCCGTTGCATCCTGCCGTGTCCGCGCGGTCAATGCAGTTTCCCTGGACGCAGATGGCGGTGTCCTGTAGCGGATCCACATCCGCCGTAGTTACACCACCGAGTATCATCGGCAGCGCACCATGCGAACAGACACGAAGCGTTTCACTCACGTCTCCGGTTCTTCTGCCGCGATTTGTGATTCCAACGCAGTCCGCAGCGTCTCCGGCAATGCTTTCCCGCGCCGTTCCGCCCGCCGCAGGATCCCCCGGCAGGCTTTCGCGCTCAAAGAGTATTTCGGGTGCGGCGTTTCCTCCAAAATCTGCGACAAGTGCGATTCTACGCCGTCTTTGGGGCACTCCCCAAAACTGTGCATCGAGTACGCGCCAAGCAACGCTCCATCCGTCGCCCATGAGGCATCCGCTTGTGGGCCATCCCTTTTCAGGTACAGGCACAGGGGGCGCTTCCGGCTCGATGACCCTGACTGCTTCTTCGAGGACTGCGGCAAAGTCTTTTCCGCGGTTACTGCTGAACGCTCCGGGGACACTCTCCCAGACCATGAATCGAGGTCTGATGTCAGTTCCTTTTCTCCCTCTGTTTTCATCTGCTTTCCTCATTTCTTTTATGATGCGTATCTGTTCCATAAACAGCCCTGACCGCGCGCCGGCAAGCCCCAGTCTTTTCCCGCTTGCGACGCTCAAGTCCTGACAAGGGCTGCCGCCGATCACCACATTGACCACGGGAGCGTCCTTGCCGGAGATTTTTGTAATGTCGCCTAAGTGCTCCATATGCCCTCCCTCCACAGCTTCACCAGCCGCCCGCGGTTCTTCTTCCGTACCCGCCATTTTCGCGCACAATACGCAAGTCGGTGTACGCGATAGAAGTACGGTCGTTTCACCCTGTACACGTTCACGCCTCAGTTTTCGACCACACCGCCCGTCAGCGTCAGTAGGTTCGCGATCACACACGCCGCCTCCGCAATCAACGGCCGGATGTCTTCATTCGGATCCGGCATTGGTCCGTGCGCCAGTCCATTCAAAATGTCTACAAACGCCCACGGATAGCTGCGCACAGTCGCACAGACCAGCGTGTCATAGTACTTCTTCGGCGGCTCTTTCCGTGTCTCCAGCTCCGCCTGCCGCAGTGCCCGCTGTACATCACGGATACGAACGAACGCGTCCGCGTCAACGTCCGCTGCAAACAACGGCAGCTTGTCCAAATTTACCAGTTTTGCCATATGTACACCACCTCAATATAAAATGTATTCCCATGCCCATACAGGCGCGTTCTCTCATGCCGGCTGAATACCGATGATCCGCAGCTCCGCGCCAATGTCCCCGAAAAGCTCCGGCAGCGCGTCGGCGAATTTCCGGTATAACGGAATCGCGAGACTGCGCATCTGCGGGTGAGCGGCAGGCGCACAGCGCAGACAGAAGAAGTGCCTCCATTCCCGCATGTTCGCCGTCATGATAAGCTCTGTCTTGAGCGCGTTCGGCAGTACCGCGCGTGCCTCCTCCGGCGTGCATCCCCATTCCAACAGGGAAAAGTACGCAAGCTCCGCGTCCGCCATCGCCTGTTTCCAGATCGCATAACCCGTCGTGTCACCCGTGAGAAATTCCGGCTCAATCACCGTGATCTCGCAGCCGAAATCGTCCTTGCCGTAATTGCAGTACCGCGTCGACTCCTGACTGTAGGAGGCAAGCCGGTGCCGCACGATCTCGTGCGATACGCCGCGGTCGCAGACAAACCGGACCGTCGCGCTCGCATGCTCCAGTACGGATTTATGCCCGCGCGCCACAATGGCTTTCACGAATGGGACGTAGGAGCCGTCTGTGATCCGCCCCTCCGACTTGTAGCAAACGCGTCCGCAAAGCTCGATGTGCCGGAGAATCGATTCCCGCAGCGCGTCAAGCGGCGTCAGGATCTCCGTGTATGGCTTGATTATCTTCATTCTATTTATATCTCCTCAATCTTTCTTGAAATAGAGCCCGACCCATCCGTCCGCGTTCAGAGGGAGCCCTTGCGCCCACGGGATCGGACAAGACATCATGGCGATCACGGTGTCCAGCATCGCCTTGTCGTCCGCATACGGCGGGATCTCGATCACAACCTCGTCATGTACATGGAAGACAACCGGGAAACTTGCTGATTCAAGCTGCTCAATGCAGTGCGCAAGACAATCGCGAGCAATCGCCTGCACGCAGTTCTCTACGAGCTTGCCGCCGTATGTCTCCACACGCGCCCACTTCTTTGTGTCCTGTGCTACACCGGCGTAGGAAATGGACGGATTCCCCCACCGGTTCTTCCCAAGCGCAGGTTCCACATAAAAGAGCTTTCGCCCGGATGGCAGCGTGATCGTCAGGTACGTCCGGCCCTGCGCCGCGTCGTATTCGCGTGCCAGAGTGCAGCACCCGACACGTGCGTAACCACCGTTTGCGATGACCGAAAGCGCGGCTCCGTCAAAGGCGTTCCACAGTTCGCACATTCGGGTGTTCGCCTCCCGCCACCGGCGCACAATGTCCGGCAGATCTTCCTCCGGTATGCCCATGTCCAGGGCTCCCATGTTGATAAGCGCACCCACGCTGCCCTGATAGCCAAGCGCCAGCTCCGCCACCTTGCCTTTCTGCCGGAGGTGCCCGTTCTCACCACCCTTTACAACATTGCAGTGGAACATCTGCGACGCCGACGCGCAGTAAATATCCCCGCCACTACGGAATACGTCAAGCCGCCACTGCTCCCCGGCAAGCCACGAGATCACGCGCGCCTCAATCGCCGAAAAGTCCGCGTCAATAAGCACCCGACCGTTTGCGGCGACAAACGCCGTGCGGATGAGCTGCGACAGCGTGTCGTTCACACTCCCGAAGACGACGCGCAGATTGTCGAGTTTCCGTTCCCGTACCAGCTCCCGACCCAGGTCAAGCGGATCCGTATAGGTGCGCGGCAGATTCTGCACCTGCACCAACCGTCCCGCCCAGCGGCCCGTCCGGTTCGCGCCGTAGAACTGCAAAAGCCCGCGCACTCTCCCATCACCGCACACCGCATTTTCAATCGCGTCGTACTTCTTCATGGAAGTTTTGCCAAGCTCCTGCCGGATCTCCAGCATCCGCCGCACCGGCGCGCTGTTCTCGTCCCGGTTCAGCATCTTTGCCACCGTGTCCTTGCGCAGATCCTGAATCTCCTCGCCGGTCTCGCGCGTCAGCCACGTCGAGAGCTGCTTGAGACTGTTCGGGTTCTGTAGTCCGGAGATCTGCACCGCCTCCGCCATCAGCCGTTCGTTCATCACAGCGCCAAGATGCAGCGCGCTCTTCACAAACTCCATGTCCACCGCTACGCCGCGATCGTTGATGCGCAGATCCGTCTCCCATTGCGCCTGCACGCTGTCCGGCACCGGAAACCCGGAGAGCTTCGCCTCGATCTCCATTTCCGTCACCACGTCCTGCGCGTTGTATTCTTTGAACAAACGCCACTTTTCCGGATCGTGGCGCGGCAGATTGCGCGTCCGGTTCCCGTTCACACGAGAGGGCTTGCAGGGAACGCAGAAATAGCGGATCAGCGACTTGCCGGTACTCAGCTTCTGCTTGTCCTCCGCCAGCCCCAGAGCCTTGCCCGCCGCCTCCAGACTCGCCGGATAGCCGCAGTACAGCGCGTGGAGCATCGTGTCGCGCCATTCCCGCGGCGGAAGCATTTCGCCGTAGTACTGCGACAGACAGCCCCATTCAAACGCCGCGTTATAGGCGTGCTTGCTATACGCCGGATTCCGGAGCATGGCGGTCACGTCCTGCGGGATTTCGTGCGTCTCCGTGAGATCAATGGTTTTTACCGGACCGCCATCGACACTGTAGGAAAGCAAAAGTATCTCAAAGTCCGGACTGCGCATGTACGCTTGCGCTCCGGCTTTTTTGATGTTGACGCTGGAATACGTCTCCAGGTCAATGCTCAGATGGTGCATTCCTATCCTCCTTTTCTCCGATTTGCGCAAAGGTACATGGTCGAAATGTGCCATGTACCTTTGCGTACAGTAGATTTATCGCGGCAAACCGGTGATGGGATCCACGCTCGGATACATGGTGCCATTCGCTACACCGGGAGCCTGCCCGATTCCGGTAAAATCAGACGCCGCGGACGCGCCACCCGAAAGCGGTTCGCCGTCGCGTGTTTTCAGCACATTTCCAAGCCCACAGCCGACGCCCTTGTGACCGGAATTGGCATAGCCGAAGAAACGAACCGTCACGCGCGCGTACATGCCGCTGTAGATGTCCTGCGGCGCGAGCTGACAGGTGATGTTGTCCATCCCGACGACCTGCGGCTTCTGCTCACTGGACGCCGTCATCACCCAATGCCCTTTGCATTCCTCGCCGAACGGCGTGCCATTCTTCCGGACGCCGTCCCCGTCGTGGAGTACGGATTCAAGCTGCGGTGGACGGAATCCACCCCACTTTTTCGAGACCGCGTCCTGCGCGGCAGCCTCGATGGACTTCTCAATGTCCATCTTCGTGGCAACGTCGGTTTTCGGGATTAGCAGCGTGACGGAGTATTTCGGCTTCGCATTCGGATGGGTCGAATTGACATAGGGCTCCGCGAGATGAACATAGGACAGTCGGACCTCGCCGGTAAGCACTTTCATGGGATCATTCTGATACATAACTCTTTTCTCCTTTTTCAGATTACGTGATATTTCTCTTTTGTCGTGTCGAATAACGTTTGGATCTTGCACATTTTCTCGTATCTCGCCTTGCTTTTCTTCACGGTCGCAAGAAGCCGCCCGTTCGCCGCCTGGATCGCTTGGGACTCCTTTTTTCCGTGCTGTGTGGGATCACGGTAGCCGTTCTGATAGGCACGGCTCGCCTCAACCCATAACGCGCGATATTCCTGCACGTACAGCGGAAGCAGCCTGCCAAGCGCGTATACTGCCTCCTCGTTCTCTCGTACGTTCGTACATAGCAGCACAAACGCCTTGCGGATATGCGTGAGACTCGCCCGGTCAAACCATTCCGGGAATATAAGCTGGAGTACGCCGCGCTCATACCGGATCACCAGTGAGTTGCTCATACACCGCTCTCCACAGTATCCAACATAGCCTTCACAGCATCCGACACAGCGTTCGCAAAGCCTGATGCGGCGTTCGCAAAGTCCGATGCGGCGGAATTGTAGGCAGCCCGTCTGTCGGATTCCGGCACCAACGTGGGCGCGCCTTTCGGCTTGTATACCTCTTTGGACAGTAACTCCTCGAACCGCTTCTTTCCCAGAAATTTCTCCAGCTCCGACAGCGATTTCGGTTTCCGGTCGTAGAGCATCGCCTCGTCGTATCCCGCTTCTACAACGATCTGCATCGCCTCGTCCGCGTCCACGAACGCCCGGTTGCTCCGTCCTTCGACTGCCTTGTATCCGGGAATCACGCCGCCTTTCAGAATAGCGCCGAGCGCGTATTCCTTCAAATCGTCGTACCAGGCGACCAGCGTCTTACCGCGCGTGAGCAGATCGCCGATTTCCGCGTCCGAAAGCAGCGGAGAGCCCCCATCCGGCCGCTTTACATCCCCAAGAACTGCTGCCGTGACCAGAGCTTCGTTTGCTTTGCCGGCGGGAACACAGTCGCGGAAGTCCTCCAGCACCATGTTCTGCTCCGCCCGTGCCCGGCACTGCGCTCTGCCGCGGCAGAATTTGCAATGTTCACCGGGGACGAATTTACCGTTCCCGCTGTACGCCTCCGCAGCAATTGGCTTGAGCCATTCGCCCCAGGCACGCAGCTCCTCGACAGAGATCGTCTCCTCACTCGGTTCCGCAAAAAGCCGTGGCTGACAAATCGCCATGGATACCGTCCGGATCGCGTCGCCGTAGATCGCTCCGTACATGTCCAGAGCGCCAAGCGCATATAGCCGCATCTGCGGATTGTTCTCCGCGGATACCGGTACGCCCTTGCCGTGCTTGTAGTCGACGATCTGGAGCGTGTCTCCGCCGATCATCACGCAGTCGCACGTGCCAAAGCCGTCCGGAATGTACGCGCCAAGATCCACCCGTACCTCCGGCGTGACGTAGGGCAAAGCAGGAAACGCCATCGACTTTTCCTTGAGAAAGTCCAGATACGTCTGCGCCGTCGTCAGCATCTCCTCGTTGTACCGCGGACGCGCCTGGAGCTTCTTCAGTTCCGCGTTGAAAGTGCGCTTGTTCATCACCGTGAAGTACTTGCGCACATATAACTCGCAGACCGCGTGCGCGACCGTCCCCTCCTCCGCGTATTCGCTCGTGGTGGAAGGGAACTGTGCCTCAAAAAGCGGAGCCGCCGTGCAGTGAAGCCATCGGTGCGCCGCGGACGCACTCAAAAGTGCGTGTGCATTGGGTGTCGCCATAATTGGTACCCCCGTCATAACGACGCGCCGAGCGCGATCAGATCCGCGGCAAACGCGCCATACTGTTCCGGGCTGAGCTGCGCCACAGACGCTACACCATACCGCTGCAACAGCGCGAGCAGCTCCTGCATCTTACCGAGCGTGACAAGCGCGGACCCGGCGCGCGCGATCTCCTCCCGCGTGTACGTTTTGGCAGCCGTCTTATCCTGTGCCGGAGCAGCCGGTTCCGCCTTTGCAGGTTCCGCAGGCGCAGGCATCGGCGCAGGTGCCAGAATGGGATCAAGAATAGGCGTAGGCGCGTGAACCGGCGCGGGGGTAGCCGCTTGCGCAGTAGCAGAGGCAGAAGCCGCAGGAGTACTCTCCACAGCTGCCTGTACAGGAGCGGGAACCGCCGCCACTGTGCTTTCCGTTCCTGCCAAGCCCGTACCCGTTTCTGGCAGTACAGCCGCCTCCGGAGCCGCTACAGCAGCAGCGACCGGGTTCTCCATCCGCCCGGTGCCCGCGTTTGCCATCGCCTGCGCAAGATTGTTGATCGCCTCCGGTAAACCGGGGATCGCGATAGTGACCTTAATTTCCAACATGATTTTTTCCTCCGACAATGTTTTCAAGAATGATTTTTTGCCATGCATTGCTTTTTTCAACGACGTTTTGCGAGTATCCGCTCGTGTCGTATCCCATCTCCCACATCCGCGCCGCGCCCGCGTCTCCGCAGTTGTACGCCATCAGAGCCTTGTGCG